ATTCTTAGAAATTTCCTGCATCCAAATCAATTCTATCATCTAGGTCTGTATCTAATCTATCTATGAATGTTGAAGCATATCCAACTAATCCAGGTTGTATAGTTTCAGTTCCAGCAGCATAATTTAAAACTTCATCAGGATTGACCATTTTATATTTTTGTGCAGTTGCATCATAAACTAACACATACTTATCATTTGTTGATGTTGAGTCAAAGTCTAATAAATCTTGAAGTCTAATTGAAGACACGTTTGTAAGTACCTCTATTGAAGATTGAGTGTTTAATTCTACTTCGATAGTCATTAGGATGCAGTTCCTTTTACTATGACAGTTCCTTCAACAACTTTAGTTGTAGTTCCTGATGTTGTAATAATCAAATCATATACATATCTACCTACAGGAATGGAAGCAGTAGTTATTTTTGTCATTGATAAACTAACAAGTCCTTGAGTTGGAGATGGAGATGTTACAGTAAATGTATGATAAGTTGATGCATCATAATGTTTTCTCATTTTGGCTGCAAAAGTATATCCAGTTAAATTAATGGGAGCACCATCTTGCTTAACTTTAATTGATGTTGAAAAGGTTACCCCTTTATCTATTGTTAGATTAACTGCTGGAACAGCCATTAATTTATTCCTTTATTATTATTTATTTTTCAAGTCATCAACTTCTTCTTTTAGTTCTTTTATTGCCTCTACAAGTAAAGCAACAAAGTTTTGGTATGCAACTGATTTAGGATCATCACCAAATACTAGTTCAGGAATAATCTTTTCAACTTCTTGAGCAATAAAACCGATAGAATGTTTTCCAGTTTCCTTATAGTCAAATTCAACACCTCTGAGTTGTAAAACTTTATCTAAAGCATTTTGTATTGTTTGAATATTAGTTTTAATACTCTCATCAGAACTTGCTGTGATTGTACCACCACAAACTAAATTGGTTCCATTAAATGTTAAGTTAGCAGAACCAGCAGCATTATTAGAAGTATCTTTAAAAACAACTTGGTTTGCTGATCCAGCAACAGGACCTGTAGCACCTTGAGCACCTTGAGCACCATTAGCACCTTGAGCACCTTGAGCACCTTGAGCACCTTGAGCACCATTAGCACCTTGAGCACCTTGAGGTCCTCTTGCACCCTGTGCTCCTTGTGCTCCTTGTGCTCCTTGTGCTCCTTGTGCTCCTTGTGCTCCTTGTGCTCCTTGTGCTCCTTTTGCTCCTTGAGGTCCACCACCTTGAGCACCTTGAGGTCCAACAAACCCTTGAGGTCCTCTTGCACCTTGAGCACCTTGGGCACCTGGAACTGTACTATCATTTCCTGTAGCACCTTGTGCTCCTGTAGGACCTTGAGGTCCAGGAGCACCTTGAGGTCCTATTGTTCCAGTTCCTTGAGGTCCAACAAATCCTTGAGGACCTCTTGGACCTTGTGCTCCTTGAGATCCTTGAGGTCCACCACCTTGAGCACCTTGAGCACCTTGAGCACCTTGAGGTCCAATAGCACCTTGAGCACCTTGTGGTCCTGCAACTGTACTTGCTTCACCTTGTGGTCCAGTAGCACCTTGTGGTCCTTTTGCTCCTTGAGAACCTTGTGCTCCTTGAGCACCTTGAGCACCTTGAGCACCTTGAGCACCTTGAGGTCCTGAACCTTGAGCACCTTGAGGACCTCGTGCACCTTGAGGTCCTGTTGCACCTTGAGGTCCTGTTGCACCTTGATCTCCTTGAGCACCAACAGCACCTTGAGGTCCTTGAGAACCACCAGCACCTTGAGCACCTTGAGCACCTTGAGCACCTTGAGCACCTTGAGCACCTTGAGGTCCTGTTGCACCCTGAGCACCTTGAGGTCCTGCTGCACCTTGTGGTCCTTGTGGTCCAATAGGACCTACAATTTTTCCAACATCATCCCAATCAGTTCCATTATATACCCAAAGATTACCAGTATCTTGAGCAATAACGCCATCTCCAATAGATGCTGGATACCAAGGAAATCCAGTATCATTAGCAGTTAATGTAGTATTTGGCGCAGAAGTAGTTACTGATGTTACAGAACCAACAATATCAATTGAACTTCCTGTTGGACCCTGAGGACCTATTCTTCCTTGTGGTCCTTGGAATCCTTGAGGTCCTGTTGCACCCTGAGAACCTTGAGGTCCACCACCTTGAGCACCTTGAGCACCCTGTGCTCCTGTAGCACCTTGAGCACCTTGTGCTCCTTGAGGTCCTTGAGGTCCTGAACCTTGAGCACCTTGAGCACCTTGAGGTCCAATAGCACCTTGAGCACCTTGAGGACCTTGAGGACCAGTACCACCTGTGTTACCAGCAGCACCTTGAGCACCTTGAGCACCTTGAGCACCTTGAGCACCAACAGCACCTTGAGGTCCTTGAGAACCACCAGCACCTTGAGCACCTTGAGCACCTTGAGCACCTTGAGCACCCTGAGCACCTTGAGCTCCTTGGGCACCTTGAGCTCCCTGTACACCTTGAGGTCCAACAAATCCTTGAGGACCCTGAGGACCTCTTTGACCTTGTGCACCTTGAGAACCCTGAGCACCCTGTGCTCCTGTATTACCTTGAGCACCCTGTGCTCCTTGAGCACCCTGTGCTCCTTGAGCACCCTGTTCTCCTTGAGCACCTTGAGGTCCTGAACCTTGAGCACCTTGAGGTCCAACAAATCCTTGAGGTCCTGGTGCTCCTTGAGCACCTTGAGCACCTTGAGGACCTTGAGGACCTCGTGCACCTTGATGTCCTTGAGCACCCTGTGATCCTTGTGCTCCTTGAGGACCTGATCCTTGTGCTCCTTGAGGTCCAACAAATCCTTGAGGACCTGTTGCACCTTGAGATCCTTGAGAACCTTGTGCACCTTGTGCACCTTGAGGTCCTCTTACACCTTGAGGTCCTTGAGCACCCTGTGCACCTTGTGGTCCTAAAGGTCCTTGAAAACCTTGTGCACCTGTAACTCCAGGATTTCCTTGAGGTCCTATTCTTCCTTGTGCTCCTTGTGGTCCAACAAATCCTTGAGGTCCTAGTGCTCCTTGTGCACCCTGAGGACCAACACCTTGAGCACCTTGTGGTCCAATAGCACCTTGTTCTCCTTGAGCACCTTGAGGTCCAGTAGCTCCTTGTGCTCCTTGAGCACCTTGAGGTCCAATATCTCCTTTTGCACCTTGAGGTCCAATAGCACCTTGAGATCCTTGAGGACCTAAAATACCTTGTGGTCCTGCAACTGTACTTGCTGCACCTTGAGGTCCTACTGCCCCCTGTGAACCTTGTGGACCAACAGGTCCTATAATCTTACCTACATTATTCCAAACAGATCCATCATAAACCCACAAGTTGCCTGTTGCTTGATCAATAACACCATCTCCTGCTACTGCAGATGGAAAGGCAGTATTAAGAATCGTTTGTGGATTATTAGGTGGATTTACATTAACATCTGGAACAGATCCAATAATAGTAACTGATGTTCCTGCTGCACCTTGTGCACCTTGAGGTCCAACAAATCCTTGAGGACCACTTACACCTTGGGCACCCTGTGCACCTTGAGGTCCTCTTACACCTTGAGCACCTTCAACACCTTGAGCACCTTCAGCACCTTGAGCACCTTCAGCACCTTGAGCACCTTCAGCACCTTGAGCACCTTGAGGTCCTTGAGCACCTTGTGCTCCTTGAGGTCCTTGAGGTCCTTGAGCACCTTGTGCACCTTGAGGTCCAATAGCACCTTGTGCACCTTGAGGTCCAATAGCACCTTGTGCACCTGTAAGACCAGCAGGATCTTTCCAAGTAAATCCCAATCCAGGTCCTAAAGATGCTAATACTTGTTCATATGATCCTGATAAACCATCTTTATTAATAATGTCGCCAGTTAATCTAACCCCAGCAACATTAATGTCTATTGGATAATTTGGTTGAGTATTTGCAATACCAATATTTCCAGATCCTGGTAAATATACCAGTTGATTTGGAGCAACATCTAACTTATTTAACGTTCCTCCAGATCTTTGGCTTGTAAAACCAATATATCTTATTTCATTATCTGTTGGTTCTTCTACAGGAATATCTAAAACTGTGATAGTTGCAATACCAATTCCTGGTGCAACATAGCCAGTTGCTACTATTCTACTCCCTACAAAATTTAATTTAGTTATAGAACCTGCAGTACCAACTAAAGTTCCTTCGTCAAAAACAGTTATACCTAATTCTAAAACTCCAGGAGGAATTGGTGTCCAATATCTCTTTGCATCACCACCAATTCCAATGAGCATGTACTGCTCTCCAATTGGAATTGAAGGTTCATTTAATGGATCTCCTAAATTAGGCTCAGCCTGATTTAACCCCAGGAATTGATACCTATCTGAAGTTAATCTTGATAATGGAGTATTAGTAACTCTTCTACTTAGGTATCTTGCCATAATTGGGTTCCACTATCCCCCTTAATAAGTATATTTATTATTGATTAAGTGTCTCTAAAACAGAAACAGTATATTTCATATGATTTGGATCGGTTGATGAAATACCTGATATTTTTATTCTGTCTGTTTTAGTAGCTGTTTTTTCCAAAACTAATTTTCCATCTAATAAAACCAATGCATCATTTGGTGGAACTTGAACATTATAAATCAATTCTGTAGTAGTTGTAGTAATACCACCATTAGATGCTCTAACATCTCTTTCATGATAAAAACTTACAGTCCCAATTCCTGTGCCAGTATTGGCAACTTGTGCATAAAGAACTACAGTTGTATATCCAGTTCTGGTAGTATAAATTCCAGAATTTGATGCTGGTATAATTCCAGTGAAGGTTTTGTATTGGTTTAATGGTAATTGAGCCATGATTGATTGTTATTGAAGAGCAAGAATTAAAGGTGTAACCTCTGCTTGTAAGCTTTTACTAAATGCTTGTCCACTAATGGTTCCAGTATTTTGATTAATAGTAATTCCTTCGCTAATTCTAAAGTTTCCTCCCTGATCAGTGCTTGTAAATGGAACTTTACCTCCATTTGTAGCAACTATCTGATTATCAAGAACTGGAACTGCACCCTTTGATGGAATAGCATTAGTTATTGTAACTCCTGTTCCTATATATTCAAAAGTAATAGAACTTGCAATAATCTTACTGGATTGGAAGAAATAAACAGTTGTTCCAACACTTACTGGATAAGTAATGAACTCATCAAAAGTAACTGTTGTAGTCCCACCAGCAGAAACTTGTGTTGCAGCAGTTGGATTAAAGAATAACTTTTCCATTACAGCAGTTGCTGTTGCAGTTGTTCCAACTCCAGGCCCAATAACTGGAGGAGGAGCTATAGTTACAGTAGGTGGAGTTTCTGTATATCCAGTACCAGAAACAAGCAAACTTACACTTCCTATAGTTCCATCAGAATTAATATCTGTTTCAAAAACTGCTGCTTCTCCTGGGATGAACAAATCTGGATCAGAAGGAAGTTGAATTGTAACTTCTACAGGAATGTTTGGATCATAACCAAATCCAGGATTACTAATTTCAATTCTGTTAATGAAGTAATATTGAGTTCCTATGACTGCAATCTGACCATCATAAGGTCTTTGTCCTTCTGGAAGAATTAGTGCAGGAACTTCTCCTGTTCCCAATCCAACAATACTTGTTATAATTCCTGCTCTATTAGTAATGACTGGTTGAACAAGTGCTGAATAGGTTTTAGATGCATTCTTTGTCTGTGCTACCGAACCAATACCAGTTTGATAACTTTCGAGAAGATTTAAATTTTGTGCAACATATGTTGCAATTCCAGCAATATAATTAATTATTGCCACCTCTCCATCTTTTACATATCCAGCAGTAAATCCTGTTGGTGGTGGAGATGTTTCATTAAGATAAGTCAGAGAACCATCTGCAGAATCTCTATATGCTAATCCAGCATTTATTGAGTTTTCATTACCAAGAGTAAGAATATCAGAACAAATAGATTCTACAATAATTTGACCATCTCTGATGCACTTTGAACGTCCTACTACAGAACCACCATAATCAAAAGATGGACCATATGCACCATAAGGACCATCAGTGCTAGTCAAGAATCCTACAGCTTCAGTAGCAATAAACTTCTTATTAACTCTAAGTAAATCAACAGTATCTTTGAATTCTTGAGAAGCACCAACACCAACATTAATTGTTAATGTAGATACATTTTCTTCTGTTGGTTCAGTTGTGACAGTTCCAGTATATTGAAGTGGGGTTGCACCATTAGAAACAAGTCCAAAATTACCAAAAGAAGAGTTAGAGTTGTTGAGGTCACAAACGCTACCAGTATCACAGAAAACTCCAATATCACAGCAAATAGTAAAGAGTGAAACTAACTGAGCATATCCAAAGTTTGTAATAGAAACACCAATACCACCTTGATTGTATTGAGTGTAGGCATCCAGAACCATGGATTTAAATCCACCAGCTCTGCTGCCATCAACTCTCATTCCAATACTATCAGGAACAAAGTTTGTACAGTTCTGAACGTAAGGTGATTGCCAATCTTCTTCTGTGCCATTAGCATATCCATTCCCTTTAGTAGGGAATGAGACCATTGCATTAGGATTAGTTGGACCTACAAAAGATTGTTGTGAAACATAGCAACCTTTTCTTACATGATACAAATCAGTTTTATCTTTTGTGGTTACAAGTGTTCTTCTTAAATCTTCTCCAACAACTGCAACTCTTTCTGGAACTTGAATAGGACCATCTTCTACATACAGTCCAGCATATACTCTGACAGTATCTCCAGGTTCTGCTATTGAACATGCTTTTTTAATGGTTAAGAATGCATCTCCAGGACCTGTTCCACCATTAGAATCACTACCAAGTTTATTAACAAACCACTCATTTCCAATTCTTGCTCCTGGTGGTTGCCAAGTTAATTTACCAGCAGGATAATTAATGTTTGGTGCTGCTTCTGGACCACTATCGATAATAGTAGTAACAATTCCTGTGCAAGTATAAATTGCAGAAACTACATTCGCACATCCATTTGGATTGACATTTGAATCTCCATCAGCAATAATTTCAATATCAATAAGTTGAGTGACACTTGAACCTACTGCTTGATATGAACCTGGAACTGGGGCATTATTGATTACATATCTTGCTAAAGTAGCAATACTGGAAATTCCAACAATAGTTGCTAATTTTACATAACCCTCAGAAAATCCTGATGGAAGTGGTGAACTATCATCCAGGTGTTGTAATACAACTCCATTATAGTAAGATAAACCTGCTCCTACTGTTTGTGAGTTTCCACCTCTAGAAATATCAAATGCAATAGCATCAATAATCAGTCCAATATCACGCTTACACTTAGTTGGTCCAGTAGTTATGCCTGCAGAACCATAATCAAAATTAGGACCATCAGCACCAAATGGACCAGAAGTAGAAGTAATAAATCCTACAATTTCATTTGCTATAAATTGCTTATTTCTGGTCAGAAGATTAGCAGCATCAATAAATCTTTCAGAAACTCCAAGTGCCTGAGATCCAAGAACTGAATAGGCATATCCTACATTATTATTAGCATCTAAGACCTCACCTCTTATTCTTACATCACCAGCAACATCTAAGGTTCTTGTTGGTGATGTTGTATTAATTCCAACAATAGGTTGAATAGTCTTTAAAAGTTGATTTTCATTAGAAGTTACTGAAGTAACTCCAAGATTTTTAAATGTTGCAAGAGTTCCACCAATACCAACATTAAGTAATGCTGTTGTGGTTATTCCTGTTACAAAAAGATCTTTAATTGTTGAAATGCCAACAATCTCATTCTCAATAATAGCAAGGTCAACTGTAGATATTCCTACTCTTTCATTAGTAATAGAAGCAATTCCTATAGTGGAGATGCCAACAATCTCATTCTCAATAATAGCAAGGTCAACTGTAGATATTCCTACTCTTTCATTAGTAATAGAAGCAATTCCTATAGTGGAGATGCCAACAATCTCATTCTCAATAATAGCAAGGTCAACTGTAGATATTCCTACTCTTTCATTAGAAATAGAAGCAATCCCTATGGTTGCAATACCAGTATAGGATTGAGTAATTGTGGCAAAACCAGTAACTCTTAAATCACCTATAATATCAACATCATATGCTGGAGATAAAGTATTGATACCTAATCTACCAGTGCTTGTTATTGCTACATTTCTTTTATTTGACCTTGCTACAAATTGAAAATCTTCTTGAGGACTAAGTGTGTTTATGCCAACAGAACCAATACCAGTTACAACAACTGGAGAACCATATTTTGAATTGACTTGGAACGCTTGTTCTGGACGTGTTGTTCCTACGCCAACACTATCAGAAAATATACCTGTCCCTCTTACATCTAACCTTTCTAATGGACTTATTGTACCAACTCCAACCCTATTATCTGCAAGAACATTTGTCTCTGCTCTTATTGTTCCAGCAACATCTAATGGGTATTGTGCTGTGGTCTTACCAATAGATACTTCTCCATCTGCAACACTTGCATAAAGAGTATCTGTCCCTACACTTAAGCCAGTTTTGACTTTAAAAAAGATATCTTGTGAAGGCATCGGGTTCCACTATCCCCCTGTTTATAAGATTATTTATGAAGATCAGGTTATCTCAACCAAATATATTTGAGAAATTGAATCTAGAGTCTTATTAGCATTTGAAGTAGTCCAGAAATATTTTGTGAAAGTTGCAGCAGTTGCTATAGCTTCAACCTTATAAGTAACAGGAGAAGTTGTTCCAACAGCAGAATCAAAATAAATAAGACTTGCAACCATACCAGCTTCATTTGAACCTGAATTAGCACCAACTAAAAATGATTCTTCTGGATATTGTAAAATTGGTGATTCATTTTTCAGAATTCTCATTGACCCAGAAGTATCATTGTTTGTACTATGTTGTCCAGTTGCCCATGGAACTTGTGCTATTATAAAAATTTTACTATCTGACTTTGTTGGAGTGATAGTTGCTTCTAAGTTTGTAGTAGACCAAGAATCAGTGTGTAGAGTCATTGTATTCCAAGATGCTTCTACAATTTGAGCTATTTTTCCAACAAATGGCAAATCATTAATATTTTTCCAATTTAATTGAGATCCAGTTGATGTTAAAACTGAATCAGCAGCACCAACTTGACCATCTTTATCTACTATAATGGTTGGAGTAAGATTGCCATTTACATAGACATCAGATTCGAAAGTAGAAACTCCAACAAATGTAGAAACACCAGTTACATATAAGTTTGTAGTTGATGTTAATCCAGCTACATTAATACTATTTCTGAATGTTGCAAAACCTACAAATGTAGATATACCAGATACATATAAATCACCAGGAGAATCATTTGGACCTAAAATTGTCAGTTGATTTACTGTGGTTATTCCTGCATATATAGGACCAAACTGTGATACTGCAGTTGAGGCATCAATAGAATTATTGACTGTTAGTGAGTTAATAGTTAATTTATCAAAGAATGTTACTTCTTCTTCTGGAACAGGTACAACATCTATTTCTTCACCAGTTGTTGCATCATACTTCTTACGTCCAATAAAGAATTCACCATTACTATTCATTCCAGTATAAACTACCAATCCCCCTTGAGTTGGTAATGCTTGTGAAATTAAAACTTCATCATTAGAAAGAATTCTATCTTGATTAGTTGGCATACCAGTAGAGTAGTTTCCTGGTCCAAATCCAGTATATTCAAAAGTATGTCCAGATGCTCTTAAGATTGAGTTTCTTCTCAATTCTACTGGTTGGACAAGAATTCTTCTAAATGCAGAGTTGGTTGAATGACTATCTGGTTTTGTGCCAAGAACACCTCTTGTGCATGAAATAGTAGACCCTGATACTGAATCAACTATGATAATTTCATCATCAATCTGCAAGAAATCACCTTTGTTTAATCTAAATCCACTATTTGTGTCAGTATTGGCAAGTCTGGCTATAAATGTAGTTTCAGTAGAAGATAATCCACCTGTACTAACTATTCTTCCCTTAAATCCATCAACTAAAGCAAATTGACGTGTTCCAATATTTTCATTTGTAGCATTAGTATCTCTGACTTGTGAAGTCAATCCAGCACTATGAACTGTTGGAGGAGTGCCAACATCACCATCTCCCAAATCAACAAGAGGAACATTTCCAGAAACTTTAAATACAGTAATAGAAGTTTTTTCTACCACTGTGTAGGGTTGTGAAACTCCTTCAAATAAAACTTTATTTCCAACTAAAAATGGATGTGCTGTTGTGGTTGTAACTTGAGATGTATTAGATTCTGAATCATATACACCAACTGCACTTACACCATATGCTGGAATATTAGGTATGACCACAGCAATACTTGATGCCTCTGCTTTTCCTGAAGCATTTGTATAAGAAATAGTATTGGCAGTTGCACTTGTAATTTTGAATATGCCATTATTTTCTGGATATACTGACCCAAAAACTTGAACACATCCAAAATTTTCTGGGAAAACTGCTGATACAGTCAGAACAACTGCATTAGTGCTTCCTGGTATTCCTTTTACTGTTACATTATCTGTTGAGTTATAACCAGAACCTGGATGTGCTATAATTGCTGATGTTACTTCACCATCAAAAACAGTAATGTTTGCTGTTGCTCCACTACCTGAACCTGTAGATGTGCAAAGAGGGATATCATAATATGTACCATCTACAAATCCACTTCCAGCAGATGTTACAGTCAGTTGTCTGATACTATTAATATTATGGTTGAGAGTAGTTGTTACAGTGCAAGTGCTTCCTGCTTTAGAAATTGAAGAAACTTCTAAACCATCACCAAAATCTTTAAGGTATTGAATTATAGTTTCTTTTGTTGTGCTGTATTTTGGGTCATTAACTTCAACTTTGCCAATAATCTTTCTTGATGCATATGATATTGTAGACTCAACATCAGACACTGCATTATCAACATCTAGTTGAGGATACAGATTATCAAGGTTTTGTGATAATCTATATTTTTCAACATTAAATGGAGATACTGTAGGAGTATTCTTAAATGAATTTAAGTATAAATGATAGATTCCATCACTATCATCTTGAGAATATTTCTGGATTGTTTTGACTTTATAAACTTGGAATTCACTGTTTAGCGATTCACAAGTAAAGTATGGAAGATCACCTCTGTTTGAAGTATCAATTGTGTAAGGGGGAATTCTATAAGAAGAAGATGCACAGTCTCTAACATTTAACCAACTTGCAACAGCAGATGATGCTGTGGGAGTTATTCCTCCAGGATTTCTATCAATAGTAAATCTAAATTGCAAATCACTTACAACTTCAGAAACTTCAAATGATCCATTAAATCCTGTCCCTGTTCCTAACCCAACAGGTGCTGGTTCATTTGTACTCTTAAGATTGTAGATATTAACTTTATTTCCAACTTTTAATTTGTGTGGCGTCTTACAAATAATATTAGCTGTAGTAGTCACACCTGATGTTGTAATCCAGGCATCTACAATAACATTAGTGTTTCTTACAATTTCAATAGAATTATCTCCACCAGAAGTCAAACTGATTGTATTGGGTTGAGAATAAATGCTACTTAATGAAGAAGATGATTTTTGAATAATAAATCCAGAAGTTGGATCTGATGCATTAGGAGATTCTTTAGGAATTACTAATCTTGCTCTGTAGACTTTATCATCGTTTGTCCTCAAATCAATCTTTCTCTTGATAAAGAATCCAGGATCATTTTGACCATACAAACTATCAACAAATGCACTATTTGAAACAATATTCAAGTACCAATTTTTTTCTGTGAAATCAAATTGGAAAGGACTACCTTCTGTTCCTGGAAGACAATCAGATACTCTAAAGACTAACTTTAAATTATCTTCTACATCAATTCCAATATCATTCTTGATATCAAGGTCAGTTTTACTGGAAAGACTTTCCCTTAATTTTATAGTTGTTGGCGTCAAAGAGTTTGGAGAAACATAATAAATTTTATTACTTTCAAATCCATCTGGAAGAACTGCATTATTTGCAATTACTCTTACTGCTCGTCCAGTAGATATTCCTGATAATGTTCCTTCTACTGTAATAATATCGCTGGCAATACTATCAATATTATAAGATGTTTCATGATTTGGGTTGATAGTTGCTGAACCAGAATAAGTTGGATAGTAGATTGCATCACTACTTCTTGCACCAATAGTATATCCTCTTACTTTCTGATTTGGAGGAGTAAATTGATCAGTATATCCTCTCAAATATATTCTTGTTGGGTCATTAGTGGTTGTTGTTAATCCAGCATTAATTGAATAGCAGTTGATATTGCTTTCAGTGTCACTAATATCTTTTGGTGGAATGATATGACTTACAAATCCATGATCATCTTTTGGTAACTGATATTCTTTATACCCTTGAGAATGTAATGCAATAGCACCGAAATTACTGTTAGAGTTTGTGATGCTTTGTTCACCACCAGATTCTGCTACAAACTGTTTTGCATATCCAATAGCAAAAATAGAAACACACTGGATAATTGAATCATTAGATGCCTTAATGTGGAAAGTTTCCCAATCTGGGTTGTAGACTGCATTAGAATTTTGATGTAATGATGTGGTTGTTCCCAGATCATTTTGATCCAAATATGTTCCAGTATCTGCATTATATTTGACAAATGCCCTATCATCACGTTGCAGAGAAATTCCAGTAAATTGGGCAGTAACCATGCTTTTGAATCCAGTTGCTTTTGATCCATCTGCATAGAGACCATTCATTCCATAAACAGATTTCAAACTGCAGTTGAATACATATGGCGAAGAACCAGAGACTGTATCTGATTGTATTTTTACAGTTGCTCCCTCAAAACTTGGATCTGCAGCTCCTGGTGCAGATTGAATTAAATATGTAAATTGCGTTGGACTAATAACTTGTGATACTACAAAATTACCATTAAATTGCTGTTGAACTTGAACACTGTTGCTTGATGCAACACCAGAAATTTGAACTGGTGTCAGAGGAGATAATCCATGAGATTGTTCAGTGGTGACAGTGATTGTTGTGGTTGCAGTAGAACCATCACCAGATATTACATCAGAAATAGTTAAAGTTCCTTGTCCAAGATCTCCAACAATTTTATTTTCTTCTGGATTCTTTTGTAAGTCAGTTAATGTATTTGGAATTGCACGACCAGAGAAGTTTCCATACCCATAACTAACTTTAAGATAATAATTATCAAGGTCAGTTAATGTTGACCCATCTATAATATTTTTACCATCTGCATATTCAAATGCAGTTAGTTTATGGTGAGAATATGTAGGATTGACAGTTGTTGTGGTATAAGTGTTGTATACGCCACCAACAGGATTACCATCAAAAATAGTAAATCCAAAAATATAAGAAGAACCAGTTAATCTGAAAATGGCAGATTTTGCAATATTATCATTTGCAGGATCTGGAACAAACTTTGGTCTTATTTTTGTTTTTCTTAAATCTGCAGCTACAATAGACGTTCCTTTTGGAATTATAACGCCGCCTTCAACACTATTATAAAGATAAAGAACATTATTTGGACTTTCCAAATCAAAGTTTGATGCAACACTCAATTCAGTAATTGATACTGTGCTGTTATTAACATCTTTGAAAACTGAACCAGTAAAATAATGTCCAGGTCTGTTATCAATATAGTGCGTTCCTGGAGAAATTAAGATTGTCGTCTGGTCAAATAAGTCGTTATTTTCCCCAGCAACATAAGAAAATCTTGCTGCCTCAAGCAGAGCTCTTTGAATTGTCTTAAATGGTCTAGTTCTTGAATTACCCTTGTTTTCAATAGAATCTGTTGAATCTATTTCATTTGGATCAACATAAAGAGTATTACCATTAATATTTTTAAGAAAATTTTCTAATCTCGCTAAAGGCATCTCAGATTATCCTTTTTAGTTTTTCTTCTGTCTTATTTATCAATAAATAGGATTACTAACATTTGTAAGTGATGGCAATTAGCACGCAAACTGAAGCACTGATTGAATTATATAATCAAAAAATTTCTTCAGACACTCAACAATTATCACAAGTCAATTATGTTCAGACTGGATATACGATTCAGACAGGAATAGGAGAAACTGAATATGTCAAAGTTTGGGGACCATCAGAAGTTATAGAAAATTATAATGTCCCCATTCAAAAACTTGATAATAGAATTGTAGAAATAAACACTCAAATTACAAACTTAAAAAACACTATTTTAACAATAGGTCAACAAGCAAATATTGCTGGTTGTGGAACTACAGGAGCACCACATGTTTCTGTTGCTACATCAACAATCAATTGTAAAGTTTATGCATTTAGTGGGACAAATCCATTTGCAGAATCTACTCAATCTTTATCTACATCCAACATCGGTGTTGGAGTTCAAAATAGCGTCATAACTGTTGGATTAGGGTCATACCATGGAGATGTAGAAACTTGTTATAATTCAATTGCTATTGGTTGTACTACTGCTCCTGGAGGTTCTTGTGTGGCAGCAGCAACTTCAATTACAAATTTAACAAATCAGATTCCTGCACTAATACAGCAAAGAGATGATTTAATCACAAAAGTTAATTTCTTGAAAAATGCTCGTGTTGATTATCAATTGCAGAATTATGCTTATAATCAATCAAAAACACAAATTAATGCTTCTATAGGAATTAGCAGCACTATCATAGATTTCCTTGAAGACCCAAATAATGCAGAATGGTTATAAAAACCCTGAGAGCAATTTTTACCTGGAATTTTTTCGAGGAGATTTTTGGAATTAAAAGTCAATTTTGAAATAGGAGTGGTGGGATTCGAACCCACCCTGGATAGATTTTAAGTCTACTGCCTCTTCCGCTGGGCTACACTCCCATGGTGAGGACTTACACAGCCTCAGGATTTCTCCTTCACAGGCACGATGCCTCAACGCACTTCCTTCACACCAAGACAGTATAGTAAACCCAACCTATACTGTCAACCCTCGTAAGCAAGTTCACCTTTTAGTTGAGCAATCTTGGCAGTTGCAAAGCACTCTACACAAGTCCAAAAGGTTTCCCCACTAACCATATTCTCACCACAGAAATGGGATGCACAATCTTCAAGAATGCCATTCAGTTCATTCAGTTGGTCACGATTGATTTGCATGGTGGGTACTGTCTTGCTTACCCATCCATCATAGCATCAGGAGAAGCACTCTGCAAGTTTCGTGGACAGTTCCTCAACTGTCTGTTTGAGAGTGTTGATTTGCTCTTGTTGTTCTTTGATTGCTTCTACTAAAAGTGCAGTAAGATTTTCATATCTAATGCTTTTTAAAGTTTGTCCTTCTACAATCTCATCTACTACAACTTCTGGAACAATCTTTTCAACTTCTTGAGCTATTAAACCAATTTGTCTTGATTCATTCTCTGACTTCAAAGGAACTACATCTTCTCTCCAATCAAAGCGAACACCACTTAATTCTAAAACTTTTTCAAGACCATCTTGAATAGGTTCTACATTCTTCTTTGCATTCTCATCAGAACATGGTGCAGTACAAACTGCTGTATTATTTTGAAGTAATTGTGTTGAATTAATAGGAGTTGTTTGAATTAATTGAGGAGAACTGAATGCCATTTGCACTGAAGCAGCATTTGAAGTTGGTTCTGCTTTTACTTGTCCACCAACTTGAGTTTTAAATCCAAGCAGTGACATAATTCCTAATTGACTTTTAGCACCTATACCATTATAAAGTCCAAGTTGATTGTGAAGTCCTTGAAAGTTTGATACACCCCAGTTTTGTAATGAGAATGGTAGTGTTGGGTCTATAGATTGCCAAATATCTACAGCAGATATTGGTGGTAATGCTGCTGTCCCTACTTGGATTGATTCTGCATCTATTCTGGTAAATTTTGCCATATTAGTAATTAAACATGTTAAGTGCGCTGATTATCACTGAGTTTAATAAAGTTTGAGGGACTAATGATGCTGTAGGTTCCACACAAGAAAATCCAGCATCAGTAAACATTCTTATGGGACCAGGAGAACGAAATAACATTCTTGTTCTGGCACCAATCCCTACAACTGAACCATCAACTTTAATAGTATTATTCGCATACAACTCCATATTTTGACCTGATCTAATAATAAAAGGAGTATCACTACCAGTTGATTCAAATTTAATTGACCTTGCTGATATAGTTACTTCTCCATCAGCACTCAAACGAATGTTTTTTGCCTTGATGGCAAGTCCCTCTTTTGCATTACTTGCAATATTATCTGCTTGTTTTGCAGTAGATTGACTTTGGATTTCAAACCCACCATCCTTAAACAGTTTAATTGATGCATCAGATGCAGAATGAAGTTCAATCTGTCTTGTTCTTACAGTTTCTTTATCTTCACCTATGAAGATTGTTCCATAATCACCATCATTAATTACATAACCCTTAGGGGGATGTTTATAAACCATGATCTTCAGCGCACAATACTACTTTCTTAATCTTCAATGGATCAGTTCCTATTCCAACTGGTTTGACTGGATTAAATGTTAAAACAGGTTGTATAATAGCACCTTCACCATCAGGGCTATTTATTTCCAGTTGTGGGAAAACCTTAATGGCACTTCCTGGATTGATAATATTAGCACCAGTAATTCTTCCAAAGGAATCAACAACTGGATAAATTTCTATATCATTCAATGGACATGCTTCGTCAACAATTCTATCTCCAGATGTATATCCAATTCCAGGTTTAATAATATTGACAGCAGTGATGCTACCAACAACTTCTTGCCCACTTGAATCTATCAATGGAGTTGTACATGGATCATCTGTGCTTCCAGTATATGTTGTAGAGTTGAGGTATCCATATCCAGGATTATCAATTTGAACTTTGGAAACTTGTCCATTTTCAACATAAACTGTTCCACTTGCTCCTGCACCATTTCCACAAGGGTCATCAAAGGAAATATAAGGTGCTCCTGAATACCCTAATCCAAAGTTAGTCATATTGACACCAGCAACTTGACCTATTGCATCAACAACTGCAAGTCCAGCAGCACCAACGCCTCCACCACCAAAGAATGTGACTGTTGGAAGACCACATTCAAGGCTTGTCACATCACATCCCTGACCAAGACCTGCTAACTCTGGAGGAAGTGCATCATCTCCTTTTCCTGCATTATTAAGACCTAACCATTCTCTTGCTGCTTTTTTTGCATTTTGCAATCCTTTTCTTGGATAATTAACAACATTATTAATACCTTCAATTGTTTCTGGTGGAATAAATCCTTTATTCATTTCATAATCATAGTGTGCCTTACACTCTGCACTTTCACAACTTAAGAAATTGAGTGCTGCATTTGCATAATTAAGTGCCTGAGAAACATAGGAACTGATTGGACCAATAACACTTGTCAAATCTCCAAGAATACCACTAAGTGCTTCTGATATTTGTGATGTAATATTAGATAAAACACTTCCAAGAAAAGATTCAGCAGCACATAAAGGAACGCTAATAACTTTATCTACAATTTCTAATAAAAATTTAGTTATAAATTCTGCAATTCCTTTAATAATCTTATTAAAAGCACACCAAATACTATCCACAAGTTTATCCATAGCAAGTTCTTCAAAAAGTTTAATATCTTTAGGAAGAAGTTTATCAAGTTTTCCTTTTAAGTATTTGTATAGTCTTTTATTAATTTTATCTCTAATAAAAGTACAATACTCATGAAACAAATCAGTAATAATTTGCCCTGTTTCTTGTACAAGTGCAGGTAAATCTGCTACTGCATTTGTAACTGTATTAACAATACCAACTGTCTGATTGATTGTATTTAATGTTTTTATAAAATCTCTTAGTGCTCTTACAAGACGACCATAAGTTGTGTTTGAATTTTTACAAGTTGGAGGTATTGAAATTACTTGTCTATTAGTTGGAGCTCCAATATTTGTTGCTTCTGTTCCTTGTGACTTTTTATTGTCTGTTCCAATTCCTGCTGTAGGATTTGGAATTCCAGTTGCAGATTTGTTAGGAATTTTACCAGTTTTAGAATCTTTAAGAAGAGGATTTATTGGTTTTCTACTTGGTATGAACCCATCAAAATTGTCAGTTCCTTTATCAAATGTATTTGAGTAATCAATATCATATCCAGAAAATAGTGCTCCTATGATGACTGGTTGCTGTCCATTATCACCATCCATAAAGAAACCAATTACAGTTTCTCCCCCATCAATATTAGCATTCATTCCAGTGCCTTTACTTCCAGCACCCAAATGTAAAGGCACTAAAACATGTGCCCAAGGAAGGTCAGATTCATCAATAACATTTTTAGAACCAGGGTGGTGTCCAATAATTCTTACCTTGGCTTTATATCCACCCTTCTCTGTTGAGACATATTGAGATACTCTTCCTATGAACCATCTAAAAGATTCTTTACCTAAAAAGTTAGGACTGATTAGGGACTGTTCAAGCATCATAGGTCGTATACCTTACACTCCAAAGCATTAGGATTCTCATCACAATATAATTCCAGTGCAGTAGGATCATGCTCATCCTCTGGATGATTAGATTGATACTTTTCTAATGATTCCAACTCTTCCTCTACATGTCTACGTCTTTGAGATGAAATCATGGGATCAACTAATTCATCTCTATCCTTTTGAATGTGGTCATTAATGCTCTTCATTCTGGTGGCTCCCCATAGGAATCTCTAATTAATTTAAGTCCTGTATAACCTTGACTTTGTTCAAACAAATGTGACAGTTCTTTAATCAAATAATACCCAGATTTTTGTCTATCTTTGGTTCCTTTTTCACTATCAGATTTACTAATCAAACCAAAGTTCAATTCAATTACATCACCAACTGTTAGATTTAAGTTTAAAGGAACAGTGACATTTAAACTTTGAGAGAATGCCAGATTATATCTGGATAATGATGCTGCTTGATACAGAGCTGTATTATCCTTATTTATTGCTGATTTTGTATCATCTTTATCAGCAGGATCTGCATTAAAATTATCAAGAATTCTTACCATAACTCTCGATGGTGTTTTTTCAAGACCCAAAGGAACTGGTGGTGCTACATTTGCAGTAGAGGCATGGTTCATCAACTTATAACTTTCTTTTAATGCATAATCATATGCATAAAACTTCCTATCATTAATATCAAAGAAATAATTTCTACTTGAATACATACCAATTCTTAAATTTTCCATCACATTTACATTTTTTTCAAAGACAGGAATTGATACTATGTTGAAATTGTTTTCAGGAGTTGCTGCATCATCAGTTCTACCTTTATAAACATATTTTACTATTTCTTTTTTATCTGCTGTGCTTGGTTTAAATCCTGCCATCAAAGTATCCATACTTCTAAAATTAAATCCATTTTTGTTTTGATAAAAAAGAAATCCTGCTGTTCCTGCTTGTGGTGTAGATTGTGATTTGACTGGTATAGATTTTGGACACAACCAAGTCAATACAGTAAAAGGTCTTTTTGTATTTCCATAAAAAACATATTCATTTGAAGTTGCTTCTATGTTTTCTTGCTTATAATTATTTGTTTTTAATACATCCTTCAAAATGCCAAATACACTGCCACTGATATTACCTTTGTATTTTTTATTAACTCTTGAAGTTTCATTTTGAAATACTTCAGCAGGACACAACTCTACAACCAGTGCTTCTCTTGTAGATTCTGTTGTTGATGCATAAACTTTGTAGATATAATAAGTATTTTTTTCCTCATCAAGTTTAATTAATTGACCTGTTGCTGGTTGTTCTATTTCTAAACTAACTCTTTCTCCACCTTTAATGCCAGGTTGCATTCCAGACTTTTTATTAGTCAGAGTTGTCAGAATACCATCAGTATTGACAAGTAATATAGACACAAAAATTGCTGGTGAAAACAAATCCTCATAATACTGTATGGAAGAAACACATTGAGTCACATCAATTACAGAAGAACCATCATAAGATTCAATCAAGAATTGTTTGATTTTATAATTAAGATATGATTCCATTAGGCTACAGTATTGAGAAGAACTCTCTTATAGAAACTATTTAACAAGTCTTGTTCAGATGGACCAGACATCATCATTCCTCCTGATCCACCTTGCATCATTTGTTGCATCTGTTGTGGGATTGGAACTGCAACAGGAATGACTTGATCTTGTGGTCTTTCATAAGATGCATATTGAGAAATAGATCTTGAAGGTCTTAATTGAGTTCTTGGTGCTGATGTTTGAACTGGTCTTCCATCAATATTAAATCCTCCAGCACCAATTGATATCCCAGGTGTGGAAGTTCTTGGTTGTTGAAACACTGGTGATAAGGCAACACCAAATCCACCTTGACCTGGAACTTCAGATGAACTAGAACTTTGCTGCTGAGCTCTTTCTTTTGTTAATGGAGTTGATATTTTATTTTTAACTGCTCTCATATGAGGTAATGGATCAGTGTATCTGCCATTATTAGAGATTCCAAAATGAAGGTGAGTGTTACCTCCTGCAGGATATAATTTTGCAATCTGTTGACCCCCATAAACAACTTCTCCAACACGAACCATAGGGGTAGTATGATAATAAAGTGTTCTTAATCCCTCACCATGATCAACTTCAACATATCCATTATATCCATTTGATACTGCTGCTACAACTTTTCCAGTTTTGTATGCAGCAACTGGAGCATCTAATGCTCCCTGCCAATGAGTCATATCTAAACCTTCATGAGATCTTGTTCCCCCATCTCTAGGTGCTCCAAATCCTTGACTGGCACTAACTCTCCCTTGTGTTCCTACATCACCTCCAGGTAGCGGGAAGAATGTATCTCCAGATATTGGACCATCATATCCTGCATCAGGAGCAACTTGAGTTGGAGCTGGCATTGGAGGTTCATCAAATTCACCTTCAGCAGTAATTTTAAATCCTTTAGAAATTTGTTCAAATTTGTTCACTACTCTTTCATACCTATCTAAAGATTTTCCAAAAGTTAAAGT